TATTACAACAGGTGATAAAAATACTATTGCGGGTGGTTTAGCAGGCGACGCGCTAACGGAAGGTAATAATAATACAGTGTTTGGCTATAATGCTCTAAGCGGCGAAACACTTGGCGATAGAAGTGTTGCAATAGGAGTAAATGCTTTGTCTACACAAAATAATACTTCTGATACAGACGTATACAATACAGCTGTTGGTTATAATGCTGGTTCATCTATTACAACAGGTATTGATAATGTTATAATAGGTGGCTTAGCGGGTGACGCTTTAACAACTGGCTCTTATAATATTGCAATAGGTAAAGAAGCTTTATCTACCGAAGATGCTCATGGAAGAAATGTAGCTATTGGTTATAGAGCTTTAACCGCTCAAGATGCGGGCGAAAACGCTTATAATATTGCTATAGGTTGGGATGCTGGTAGATCTATTACAACAGGTATTTATAATACATTGGTAGGTGGATTTTCCGGCGACGCTTTAACAGATGGAGATAATAATACTAGTCTTGGTTATGCTTCTTTATCTTCAGAAACCAGAGGAGATAGAAATGTAGCTATTGGTACTTATGCTTTATTTAATCAAAACAATACATCAGATACAGACATATATAATATTGCTATAGGTCATGTAGCAGGTTATAGTATTACAACAGGTGATAGAAATACATTAATTGGTGGTTTAGTAGCAGATTCTTTAACAACAGGACAATATAACACAGCAGTAGGTTATCAAGTATTAGCGTCTGAGGATGTTGGCAATAGAGCTGTTGGTGTTGGTTATCAAGCGCTTTATTCACAAAATAATTCTACTTCTACCGACACATATAATATAGCTTTAGGTTTTCAAGCAAGTTATAATATTACAACAGGTGTTAGAAATGTTACTTTAGGTGCATTTGCTGGTGATGCATTAACTACGGGAGAACATAATGTTGCGATTGGGCATGCTGCATTAACATCAGAAGATGCTCATGGTAAAACTACTGCTATAGGCTATCAAGCTTTATTTGTTCAAGATGCAGGAGCAGATGCATATAATGTAGCGGTTGGTTATCAAGCCGGTCTTGATGTTACTACAGGTATACATAATACTATTATTGGAAGTAATGCTGGTGATGCTTTGACTAGTGGTTCTTATAATATTGCAATAGGTAAAGAAGCTTTATCTACCGAAGATGCTCATGGAAAAAACATAGCTATAGGATACCATGCTTTAAGAGCACAAGACGCGGGCGCTGATGCGTTTAATGTAGCTATTGGTCATGAAGCAGGTAAAACTATTTCAACAGGTTCTAAAAATATATTAATAGGTGGTTTTGCAGGAGATGGTTTAACTGGCGGCGATAGTAATATTGCTATAGGTTATAACGCGTTGAGCGCAGATGATCAAGGTGATAGAAACATTGCAATAGGGCAAGGGGCTTTAAATACGCTTAACAATGGAAGTGGAAGTGGGTATAACGTAGCTCTTGGCTATAGCGCCGGTAATGACGTATCAAGTGGTCAACAAAACACTATTATAGGAGGTTTAGCTGGTGATAATATAACTACTGGTAGTAATAACATTGTAATAGGTTATAATGCTGCTGCTTCTGCAGTTGATGTATCTAATGAAATAACTTTAGGAAACAGTAGCATATCAGCTATTAGAGCGCAGGTAACCTCAATAAGCTCATTATCTGATAAAAGAGATAAAACAAATATTGAAGAATCAAAATACGGTATTAATTTTTTAAATAAATTAAAACCTGTTACCTTTACATGGGACCATAGAGATAATAGTTTAAATAAAGGTAAAAAAGATGTTGGGTTTGTAGCTCAAGATTTACAAGAAATAGATGATGAATATACGAGATTAGTTCATGATTCTAATCCTGATAAACTTGAAGCTACATATGGAAGACTAGTCCCCATACTTGTAAAAGCAGTGCAAGAGCTGTCTGAAAAAGTAAAAGAATTAGAAAACAAGTAATAATTTGAAATAAATAATAACAATAAATTAATTAATTATGTCTTTAGAATACACACAAGAAAACGCTAATCAAGATGTTTTTTCAGTAGATGATAATATTAAAATTTGTCAAACTATAGAAGCTATTGATGAAGGTGTTAGAACAGATGAGCAAAAAGATGAGTTGTTTAGAAGTGTTGGCCATATTAAAATTAAAATGGCTATACCTCTTTTTGTATCAACTCTTTCTGCAACTCAAAAAGCAGCTATTGAAAAGCTAGAATTAAAATAGTAAATAATTATGGCGAGGAAAAAAGCTCCTTCAAGAAAAAAATCTTTAGGATATTACGCAAAAGTTAAAAAAGGGAAAAAAACTGGTAAAAAAGCCGGTGGTGGTATGACAGCAAAAGGGGTTGCTAAATATAGAAGAGATAATCCTGGAAGTAAATTAAAAACTGCTGTTACAACACCTCCTTCAAAACTAAAACCCGGCAGTAAAGCGGCTAAAAGAAGAAAGTCATTTTGCGCTAGATCTAGAAGTTGGACTTCTGAAAGAGGAAAAGCTGCTCGTAGAAAATGGAATTGTTAAAATAATGTCAAAGAAAAAATTTAAAGATACAAAAGTAGGTAAATTTTTATCTAACGTAGCCCCAAATATTGTAGGTGGCGTAGGCGATGTTTTACCTAATAGCGGTGTTTTAGGTATAGTTAAAAATCTTATATCAAAAGACGAAACAATAACAGTTGAAGATAAAGAAAAAGCATTAAAACTTTTAGAACAAGATATGGTTGAAATGCAAGAAGTTTCAAAAAGATGGTCAAGTGATATGAAGTCAGATTCATGGCTAAGTAAAAACACAAGACCTATGACACTTATATTTTTAACAATATCTTTAGTTATTTTGATTTTATTAGATAGTTTTAAAATACCATTTGAAATTAGTACTGGATGGGTAGATCTTTTAAAATCGCTTTTAATAACTGTATACGTGGCTTATTTTGGTTCACGTGGAGCTGAAAAGTTCCAAACAATTAGAAAACAATAAATTAAATTTAATAAAATGAAAAAAATAAAAAAAGAAGAGCTTGAGCTACTTCAAAAACAACAAACAGATAAACAAACGCTTTTAAACGCTATTGGTATAGCTGAAGCGCAAAAACACGATCTTTTACACGGATTATCAGGGTTAATGCAAAAAATAAAAGAAACTGCAGATACGCTTGAAAAAGAGTACGGTAAAATAAATGTAAATTTAGAAGACGGTACTTATGAAGAAGTAAAAGAAAAGGAAACTATTAAAGAATAAAAAAATACCTATGGCTAAGCTAATTAGAAAAATAAGCATAGGTACAGATTATAAAAATGAAGCAATGCATTACTCCGTAGGCCAAAACGTTTACGGAGGGCACTGCATATCGAACATTGTATTTAATGAAAGTGATAGTTCTTATAATATATATATTAAAAAGAACAATGAAACATTGCCTTGGAAAAAGTTTAATAAAAACATGGCTATCTCTATTGAATACGATTTAGAATATTAATGCAAAGTTTATTTAATTTTATAGTTGAGCCTAAAAATGGTAGATACACCAATACTGTTAAAATAGGTAAAAAAGAATTAATTATAAATACTTCTATTGAAGACCATAAATTTGTAAATCGTATAGGTATTGTAAAATCAATACCTTTAGTTGGCGAAACAAATATTAATGTAAACGATGAAGTAATTGTACATCATAATGTTTTTAGAAGATTTTATGATATAAGAGGTAATGAAAAAAATTCAACTTCTTATTTTAAAGAAGATTTATATTTTTGTTATCCTGACCAAATATTTTTATATAAAAGCAAAAATAAATGGAAAGCTCCATATGATTTTTGTTTTGTAAAACCGCTTGCTGAAAAAAACAATCTAAGTGTTAATAAGGAACAAAAACATATTGGTATATTAAAATATGGAAATAGTTCATTAAAAGCCGCTAAAGTAAGCGAGGGAGATATAATATGTTTTACTCCGAATAGCGAATATGAGTTTATTATAGATAATAATAGATTATATCGTATGAAAACTAGAGATATTGCAATTAAATATGAATACAAAAAAAACGAAATCGAATATAATACAAGCTGGGCAAGTGGCAGTTGATGAATTAATAAAGGTAGCAAAAGAACCTATAGTAGATTCAGAAGATGATATATCAGCTGACCGTTTAAAAAATGCCGCAGCCACAAAAAAATTAGCAATATTTGATGCGTTTGAAATATTAAGACGTATTGAAGAAGAAGAGGCTTTATTAAATGATAAGCCCATAGAAACAAAAGCTAATTCATTTAAAGGTTTTGCAGAGGGTAGATCAAAATGAAATACGAACAAAGCTTATATAAAATATTAGATAATCATATAAAGCCAAAAACTATATCAACTTTAAATAGATATAAAAAATGGGAATATGGTTACAACGAAGAACACGATGTTGTTGTTATTAGTAGGAGCGGGAAGATAGGTGAGATATATGAAATACAAAATTTAAAAATAGCCTTGCCTTTACAAGAAAATATTTATAAACGCTCTAATAAAATTAAAGAACAATATTGGGAAGTTTTTGAATATTCTAAACAATTACAAAAAATTAAAAGTGTATTTGATTGGAATAAATATCCAGCAGATTTTAAAGATAAATGGTATGATTATATTGATGAAGAATTTAAAAGACGCGAAGAAGGCTTTTGGTTTTATAATAAAGGTTTACCTGTTTATATTACTGGGACTCATTATATGTACTTGCAGTGGAGCAAGATTGATGTTGGGAAGCCAGACTTTAGGGAAGCAAACAGATTATTCTATATATTCTGGGAAGCTTGCAAAGCAGACTTGCGATGCTACGGGATGTGCTATCTCAAAAACAGACGTTCAGGATTCTCTTTTATGGCCTCAGGTGAAATTGTCAATTTGGCAACAATATCATCTGACTCACGGTACGGGATACTGTCTAAATCAGGGGCTGATGCAAAGAAAATGTTTACCGATAAGGTGGTACCAATATCCGTCAACTATCCATTTTTTTTCAAACCCATACAAGACGGTATGGATAGACCAAAAACCGAATTGGCATACCGTGTCCCGGCAAGTAAATTCACCAGAAAGAAGCTATTGGCAAACGAGCGTATTGAGGGGAGCGAGGAGCTCGCAGGCCTCGACACAACCATCGACTGGAAGAATACAGGCGACAACTCGTACGACGGTGAGAAACTATCCCTCCTCATCCACGACGAGGCAGGTAAATGGGAGAAGCCAGAGAACATACTCAACAACTGGAGAGTTACCAAAACGACGTTAAGATTAGGAAGCAATGTAGTTGGTAAATGCATGATGGGTTCAACTAGTAATGCATTAGATAAAGGCGGTGAAAATTTTAAAAAATTATACAATGATTCAGACGTTACTAAACGAAATAGAAACGGACAAACAAGTTCAGGACTCTATTCTTTGTTCATACCTATGGAATGGAACTACGAAGGATACATTGATTCTTATGGATTACCTGTCTTCGATACGCCAACAGAAAAAGCTTTTACGCCAGATGGGTATAACATCAAACAGGGCGTAATTAATTATTGGGAAAATGAAGTTGAAGGTTTAAAGAATGACCAAGATACTTTAAATGAATTTTATAGACAATTTCCGCGTACAGAAAAACATGCGTTCAGAGATGAAACAAAACAATCTTTATTTAATCTAACTAAAATATATCAACAAATAGATTATAATGAAGATTTAAAAAGAACTAATGTTGTAACACGTGGTAATTTTCAATGGCAAAATGGTATAAAAGATAGTAAAGTACAATTTATACCAAATAATAAAGGTCC